GCATTGAAGTTCAAAAACTATGAAGCTGCAGAAAAATGTGCATATCTTTTGAGTGCATACGGTGAGAAAGATGTTGGTTGGGGAATCACAAGGAATTGGATTGGAAGGACTTATCCATAACGAAAAAAGTTAAACGTTTTTAATCAAAGTCGCAAAACGAATTTGGTAAATAAATATAATAAGCAAAACAAATAGGAATTTGAAAATATGACATTACGTGAAGTTTTAGCAAATCGTGCCCGTCGCAGAATGCGCCTGGCTAGAGAATCAAGAGAAATAGAAGTTCGTCCTTCTCATAGACGTAGACTTCTTGAATCTCTTGAAGAACGCAAACAGAATCGTTTTATTGAAAGCAGAGAAGAAACAAGAGCAAGAAATCATTATATCTTGGTTGAAGATGAGAATGAAGATGATCTCGTTGAAATTGAACCAGATACAAGTGTTGCTGCTGAAGTTGCTCCAGAAGCCGATAAGCCAGTTGAAAAGGAAGATGTTGTAAAGACTCTTCAAGATTTGGCCGCTCAGCTTGGTTATGATATCACTCCAAAGGTTGAATCTCCTGTTGAAGAGCCGATTGCTCCAGTTGATGAACCAGCCCCTGCTCCAGCAGTCGAAGAGCCTGCACCAGAAGCTCCAGTCGAAGAACCAGTCGCAATTGAAGCACCAGCTCCTGCTCCAGTAGAAGAACCTGCCGCTCCTGTTGATGAACCTGCTCCAGCCCCAGAAGAAAAGGTTGAGGAAGTTCCTGAAGTTGAAGAAAAGAAGGAATGCCCAGAAGGTGAATGCAAGGAAGCTACAGCTCCTGTTGAAGCCGCTCCTGCAGAAGAAGCCAAGGAAAAACCTGAAGTCACAACCGAAGCAGATGATGATAAGGAAGATGAAGACAAGGGTGATGGCGAAGGTGAAGAAGATGCTTCAGCCGAAGATGATAAATCAGATGAAGATGCTCCAGAAGGCGAAGAAAACGCCGGTGAAGACGAACCATCTGATGAAGACGAAAAGGCTGAAGATGACAAGGAAGAAGAACCAGTAGAAATTGCACCAGAAGACATGCCACAGGATGTTGAAGAAGTAGCTGACCTACTTTCAGCAATTCCAAATTCCAAGTGGAATGAAATCGTTGGTAAGATTCTCTCTGGAAAACAAGAAGAATAATTTCTTTAGATAAAGAAAATCTAAACAACTAAACAAAAGGTAATAAAATGCTAACATCAGAATCATTAATTAAGAAATGGACTCCACTGATGAAGATCGGTGAAACTCCAGTTACAAACGTAGAGATGCAAAAGTCTCTCGCACAGCTGCTCGAAAATACTCGCGCAGACTTAGTCCGCAATGGATTCCTTACAGAAGCTGCCCATCAGGGTGTTGGCTCAGCCAACCAGGGCGCAGGTGGTGAAGTTGCATCCGATTACGGTGCCGATGGAACCGCTCAGCCTAACCAGCAGGGTAACAATGTATTCTATCCAACACTCGTCCTCCCAGTTCTCCGTCGTGTATACCCAGAACTTATCGCCCACGAACTCGTCGGTGTTCAGGCAATGAATCAGCCAATCGGCTTCGTTGCAGTTTACCGTGCTCGTTTGAGTGGTAATGATGGTTTCGTCGGTGATGGTAGTGGCCGTGCTACAAACGAAATCGGTTTCCCACCAATTACTCCAAGCTACACTGGTTGGGAAGAAAAGGAACTCCGTTCCCTCAATGGTAATCCTGTCAGTGGTACAATCAATTCTATCATTGACAACAAGGCCTCCTACGAAGCCGATAGTTTCATCAGTACAGTCACCCAGAAGACTGATTATTCTAATCGCTTTGACAAGGTCAATGGTACACGTGATGCAAGCTCACACGTTCCTGGTGGCCGCGCAATTTCAAGTGATTTCGGTGAAGCTGCATTGAATACACCTGAAGTTCAGTTCGCTGACATCGTCCACGGTACTTACCCAACTGTCACATTCGGTTACGAAACACGTGAAGTTGTTGCTAAGACCCGTAAGCTCGGTGCCCACTGGTCCCCAGAATTGGCAGAAGACATGCAGGTCATGAACAACCTCAACGTCGAAACTGAGTTCATCAACTCCATTACATACGAAATCGGCGCTCAGATTGACCGTCAGATTTTGAATGAAATGTTCAAGATGGCTATTGCTTCTGGTAACATCTCCGTTATCAATGCTAACCAGCTCGTTGGTATTGATGGTCCTTCCAAGGTTGTTGCTCTCTTGGCCCGTATCAACTACCTCGCCAACTTGATCGCAATGAAGACCCGTCGTGGAAGTGGTAACTTCATCATTGCCTCACCTAAGATTTGCTCCTTCTTGTCCATGCTTGGTGTCACCAAGTTCATCGGCACAGGCGCAACAATGCCAACCGTTCCAAACACAGCAGTTGGTGCCTTGCAGAAGGTCGGTCTTATCAATGATGGTCAGCAGCTCTTGATCCGTGACACATATGCTAATGGCGACTACGTCCTCATTGGTTATCGCGGCAAGCAGCTCGGTGACACTGGTATCATCTATGCACCATACGTGCCAATCCAGATCACCAAGGCAATGCGTCCAGACTCCTTCACACATGAACTCGGTGCCCGTACCCGTTATGGTATGGTTGCTAACCCTCTCGATGGTGGTGAATTCTACACCCTCGTCAAGATCAACGGCGCCGATACCCTCATCGAAGGTGGTACTTTCAATGTTGCAGTCAAGGAAGTTCCTTCTCAGGACTAATTCGACAAGCAAGTTGAATGAAAGAGAAACCCCGGAATTTTCCGGGGTTTTTCGTATTTAAAGAAAATGTTCTGAATGATTATGTAAGGTTGTACCAACCTTGTCTTATAGCATCTAGTGCAGCAGTGTCAACACTGCTTGCGCCATAATGAATTGCATAAAGAAATGCTGCTTTGGCATTTTTAGCTTTGTAGTTAATCATCATCTGTTTTACTTTGGCTGGCGTAGCTGTATCTGTCTTGCTAATTGAATGCCAATCACTATTATTGTAGAGTTCACAAAGAATTCCACCATTGTCACAAACACCAAATCCTCCGGTAAGATCTTCAGATAAAATAGCTTCTACGCTGCTTTTATGTCCTGACTGATAATACTGTGCTGCCTGTTTTATGCTTCCATAAGAACATGCTTTGAAACCAGCTTGTTTGATTTTTGGAATATATGTATTCTCTAATGAAACTCCATCTGCGGTTTCTGGTTCATTAATTGGACAAATAACAAGATTCTTTTTATAACCACATGAATATGCTAATTCAATCAAATCTGCAACTTGTGCTTTTGATGGTCGTGGTGAAAGATCTTTTTGCCATTGATTGTCATTGAAAACAAGATTAAGAACCCAAAGATTATTGTTCTGCGCATATTTGAGCAATTTCGTATATTTGGTTGCAACTTCATCATACCATGCAGAACTAAAATATTCGCTACTCCAATTGCCATCACCATTTGCAAGTTTACCAGTCATTTCAATGATGTAGCACTTCAAATCGCGAGCTTTCATGGCTTCCATGTCTGCTTTCACAGCAGACAAAGAACTTGGCCAATAACAAATTCTTCCATATCCAGGACCTTGACCAAGAGTAATAGGACCTGTTGGTTCATCTCCCCCTCCACCTCCGCCACCACCTCCCCCTCCTCCCCCACCAGAGCTTCCACTATTCCATCCCTCTTTGATTGCGCTTATTGCATTTACATCAGCAGCTTCATGCCCGCCTTCACCATAATTGATTGCATAAAGAACACCGCCTTTAGCAGAACTATTTCTATAATTCTTCATCAGTGTTTTCACTTTTGCAGTATCAGCAGTTTTGTTTCCATCAATTCTTCGCCAGTTGTATTCTTCCTCTTCAGAAGGTGCTTCACCTGGATAAAGCTCAATTAGCATATCATCATTGTCACTTACACCCATTCCATTTTTGCATTTGGCTTTTGAAACTGCATCTTGGTGTCCGCCTTGACACATTCTTGCTTTTCCTTTGTTGTCGTCTTCGCTATAGATGCAAGTGGCAAATCCCCGTGATTTCAAAGTGTTTATGCACCAAGTTTCAAACTCTTCATCTTCATCTGTCACAGGTTCATCAATTGGACAAACTAAAACACGTTCTTTTCCATTGCATGGAATCAAAACATTATTCACCAACTTTTTCAATTCATCAATGGTTGGTCCCCATTCAGCATCACTCTTTGGCTCGGATTTTCCATTCCATCCAAATTTATATGGAGAATGTGAAATAGCCTCAGCCAATTCTTTTCTTCGACTTAAATTGTCATGAATACCATCTCGTCCGGCTGAACTTGTTCCAGCTTCATTGCTTGAATTTGGAAACTCATTTATCCATCCAAGCCATGAACTTGTTGACCTCATACCTTCAGTATTAGGATCACGACCACGTTTACTCATGACAAAAACCAACAACCAAAGATTGTATTTGCGACAAAGTTTCAAAAGCTTTTTGTATTTGTCTTTGACTTCATCGTACCAACTTGTTTCTCCAGACTTTGGCGGTTCCCTGTCAAAGTAATGACCAAACATGTTTATTTCACCATCTGTTTCTGGCCAAGTGATGGTTGCTGAACCAGGTGGAGAAACCAAATCGCATTCTGGAGTCAAATCATCATCCTCACAGCATTTCCAACAACCATCATTTTCTTGCATAGCACCAGTCAAATGAATAGCATATCCTTTAAGACCTTTCTTTCGCATTTCAATCATGTCTTTTTCTACGCCCTCGAGGTTGTCACCAATAGGCCAATAAAAAACACGACCATATCCTGGACCACGAAATGCTAATTGTCCATCGGAATTGCGCATCATCCAGTGACCAAACAAAAATTTATTGTTTATGTCACGACTATTGTTTAGAATAAGTGCCATAATTTTATATTGACGATATTCTCTTAAGTCACTGTAATTGGAATAAATGTAACATGTTCAGTATCGATTCCACTTAATGAAAATAGATTGTGAATGCGTTCATCTGCTTGCTCAGGAGTCTCACTTTGGTCAACTATATAACTGATGGTTGTTAAGTTCGTACATCTATAGAACGCATTTTCACCAATTGATGTAATTCCTGATGGAACATAAATACTAGACAATTCAGTACATTCACTAAAGGCATATTCACCAATTTCCTTCATATAAGTAGAAAAGATGAGATTTTTGAATTGTTTGTAAGTTGCAAATGAATAGCCACCAATACTTGTAACTTCATAAGAAACATTAGACAAATCAGAAACAACTGAAGAGTTTAACCACAATTTACAATTATTGCTATTACAAATTGGATTTGCGCTTATATTTTCAAATTTAATATTGCACCAGTTGTCAATATTATCAATGATAATTTTATTAAGTGATGTACATTCTGAAAATGCATTTGTATCAATTTCCTTTACTGTTGATGGAATTGTTAATTGTACAATATTTGACGCCCCATAAAATGAGTTAGCATCCAATTTGATAATGTTATTATCATCTACACTACTTGGAATACTGTAAACATTATTTATTTTTCCTACTGGGTATTGCGTAAGAATTCCATCTTCTTTTCTGAATAGAACATCATCATAAGTTGTGTAAAAATCATTTCCAGATTCAACAACAATAGAGGTTAATGATGCACATTTTGCAAATGGACCCTTATAAATAGCAGTTACTGTAGTAGGGATTGTCACACTTGAAAGGTTTGAACAACCTTCAAAAGCACATTCTCCAATTTCTTCAACCTTGTTTAGACCAACAGAAATTAATGATGTATCGTTTTTGAATGAATGATGATCCAATAATTTGACACTATCTGGTAAAACAACACTTGGTAGACTTTCACACATTGAAAAACAATATGGTGGAATTGCGGTAATTTGACTATTGCCTTCAAAATTGATTTCTGACAAGTCATGACAACCATAAAATGAATCTTCATTCAATTGTTGTAGTGAGGAAGGAATTGTTAGTGATGACAATTTTGCACAATTTTCAAATGCATTTTTGCTAATATTTGTCAGCCCATTTCCTAGAGATAATGTTTCCAAATTGGTACAATCTTTAAAAGCATTATCACCTATAGTAATAACATTATTAGGAATTGACAATGATGTAAATCCACTACATTCTCTGAAAGCATCATTTTCAATTGATGTAATTTGATTGCCAATGGAAATAGATTTGATACCAACGTCTTTTCTAAACAAACCAGAAGGGACTGTTGTCAAATGGTTTCCTGTTGAAACGGCAGTGATGGTTCTATAATTAATTGGTGTTCCTTCCGGATCATCAAGATCGTCTGCATCATAAGTTCTAAATGCTTCATTAGCAACACCTTTGATGTAATTTTCAGAACCTGGAACTTTTATTTCCAAATTTACATTTTGTATTGATTGTCCAACATTGTTGAATCCCATCAACCAACCATCAACTGTTTTATATCCAGTTGGTTGGGTTGTGTTTGCATAAATTGAACTACTACAACCGCTAAATGCTGTTCTACCAATAAATTTTGTGGAAACTGGAACTGTGACAGATGTAACTTGTGATTGACCTATAAAGGAATCATCAATTCCAATAACATTTAATTCAGTATCACCAATATTGAATGTGTTTGGAAGCATCAAGTCTCCAGATGGATATGGTTCCATTCCTTGAATTACAACACCATTATCTCTTATGTCAAGCGACCAACTAATAGGTGTTGGTGGATTTCTATCTTCAAATGTAACCAAAGTCAAATCCAATCCACAATCAACTAAAAGAACTTCTTTCAATCTTTGAAGAGCAGCCTCAGTTGTTTCCTCTTCTGGTTCATAAATTCTGTCATAGTAAATCTTTTTAATTTTTGTATTTTCAAAAGCATTTGTGCCAACGGAAACAACTGACGAAGGAATTACGAATGAACTCAAATCAGAACAATTATAGAATGCAGATGGTCCAATTGCTTCTAATGTATTTGGAACTTCAAATGAACTCAATTCAGAACAACTTTCAAAAGCACTCGTTGAAATATCTTTAACACCATCCTTGAGAATAACTTCCTCAAGGTTTGTACAATTCTTGAATGTCATAACATCAATTACATCCACAGAACCCGGAATGGCAATTGAAGACAAACTTGTACAATTTTCAAAGGCATTTTGCCCAATGCTTGTGAGATATTGTTCATTTTCCTGCAAGTCTATACTTGAGATATTTGAGCATCCTTTAAAAGCATTGTCACCAATAGTACGAAGTCCGGCTGGTGTTGCAAATGATGAAATTCTTGAGCAACCATTGAATGCTGATGCGCAAATATCTGTAACGGTTCCTGGAACAGCCATTTGCCGTAATTGAATACAACCATCAAACATTGAAGTTGTGATAACTGTGCATGGGCCTTCATCCGTCAATACATATGATGTAATTTTATCATAAGCATCTGGGAATAATGTTGAAATTGTTGTTTCATAAATCTGAGAACTTACAGCTACAATATCATTACATTCAGCAAATGATGTGTCATCTATTATGGTTACACTTGATGGAATGCTGACACTTGAAATGTCAGTGTTGTAGAATGCATTAGCACTGATTTCTTCAACTGGATAAGTTGTGGTGCCAGAAGTCGTTGTTGAAGGAATATTGATGGTTCTTGTAGTTTGACCAACATTTCTTCCAAGAACTATTGCTCTATTAGGATCACTTTCATACTCATAGTTTAGGACACCTGTTGGTGGTGCTGGTGGTTCATAAGGTGTGTATGCAACACTGATTTCAAAATAACCAGCGGAAATATCAGTCTTGTTTTTAGCTTTACAAACATCTCTAAAGCCGCCGTTTTCATTGAAAATACGAATTGCGCATGAGCATTTTCTTGTTGCTGTTCCCGTTTCTCCCAAATAATCAAGCAATTCTGGGAATGTGGCTTTTAGATTCATTCTATATGCAGTTCTTTGATGTTCTGCTGAAATTTCTCCAGCATATAAACCATTTGAATCTATATATTTCCTTGATTGATATGGTCTTGTTGGTAATAGCGGATAGAGTTTATAGTCCGCGCTTGGGTTCGTTCTAATACCATCTCTTGGACTTAAACGTTTTGAAAATTCCTTTGCGGCTTGACTTCCCTTTTTAGCCTTGATGTATACGTCAATGTATTCAGCATTATTCCATAAGTATTTGCAATTAGCTGATATTCTTACTTCTGGTGGCGTAGGTGTTGCCGCGTTACCATTATAATAAAGATATATTGATTTCAAATCTACAGGACTTGGCTGTGGAATTAATTTGTATTCATATTGAACGCCATCAATACAAACTCTATTGCTCATATTACCACTTGCAAAGAAACCACACTGAGCAATGTTTGGTGTACCATCTTTTTCACCGGCGGTTTGTGAAATGGATGATCTTATTGCGAAGACCATATTATTATGGTTTCCAGAAATACGCGTTACCCAACTCAATCCTCGAGTTGCATTTCCTTCTACATAATCATTTTCCGGACCAACTGTAAAGAATGGGTCTAGCCATGCATTTTTTATTTCACTATTGGTTCCTAATGGGTTCCAATCCGAATAAAAATCATTGAATTTGAATCTATTACCCATTAATGTATTAATGGCATCTCCAACAAAATCAGTCATACCTACATTTTTATAGGTGCTGCTTTCACCCAAAGATTGTACATTGTACCAATTCAACCCATGATAGATGGTTGAAGTTACACCATCAATGTCACCAAGATGTGTAGTTGAAAAACTGGCTGCCGTCTCGCGGTTTCCATAGTCTAGTTGTATTGTAGCACCCTTACTTACACTTCCATCACCAATATAAAAATATGCATTATGATATCCGGTATGAGTATGATTGATTTCATTTACAGTCATACCACAACTAATTTTATACTCAAACCAGTCAATGTTGATATTGGAATCTGTAATTTTCTTGAGTGAACCATTTGACACTCTATTCAATTTTAACTGTGCTGAACCATAAAGATTGCTGGCCAAAACATCAGCTGCCTTCATACCTACGTTTGCAGAATAACTAATTCTGGAAGGTGTCCAAAGATATTGACGTTCTTCATAAGTAACTGGAATACCTGCTGCGAAATTTATCTGTCCACGTGGACCAACACCAAGAGAAACATCAGTATATGTTCCATTTGCTTCTACAATTTTTCCATTGTATACTTTACTATTATTGAGATAACTTATATGGGTCAACCATGTCATATAAGGCATGAACATGAATCTATTGTTGACATTTTTATAGGCAAGTGTTGAAATTTCACTACTTTCATAAGAACGTCCAATTGCTGATTCATCATTAAATGTATCTAAATCACGAGGGTGTGAAGCACAATATCTATTGACAGCATATTGTGCTGTGGACAAATGATCAGAAGGAGTACATGTCATCAATGGTTTAATTTCCATTGTATAATTTTCCCATGGAATACAACAGCCATACAGCATGTTTCTTTTAAATGAATTTGAAGCTATGACATCATCTACACTTTTTCCAGTTGTATTGTTTTGAATGACAAATCTATTGAACGACATTGGTACACATGGTGAATGTGAATTTCTCAAAATGTTCAACATTGTAGTTTGTACTGGCATTGGTGCAGTTGCATTTGGGTTGTAGAAATATGGAAGACCAGTTCTTATTGGCTTATTTCTCTCGTAATCTTCGGTTCCAATTTCGCGACCATTGTTCAAAATACCATTATAATTTTTTCTTAATGCGGATTGTTTTCCGCTTAATGTACTATTATAATCACTATAATAGGAGAAACCTGATTGATTACGACCCAAATAAAATGAACTTTTATCACTTCCGTAATACCATGAAAAAACATTTGGATAACCAAGTCCTGCCAAGGGTGGTGGAAAGTTTGCAACACTGTTTGCCGATGCTGGAACTCTATACTCTCCACAAAGTGAGGCTAAAATTTTGACAGCCAATATATTCAAGTCTTTGAATAAGTTGTTGACAACACTAGCTGTAATAATAACTTTCTTTTTATCCCAGTTGCCAATTGCCTTTTTACTTCTAATTATTTTTGTATTAGCTGCACTGGCATTAAAGTATTTTGAAATTGTATTTTTTACAGTATCAAAGTCACTTGGAAATTGGTTTTGACTTGGCTTTGTTTTTGCTGGTTTGATTGAAAGATATTCTTTTGAAATACCACAACTTGGGTCTGTCTTATAATCGAATTCTCCACTACCAGTTCCTTGAGAAACATTTCTTCCTGGAGAATTGTAGTAATTTGAAATAATTGTTGTTTTTGTATCAAAATCCCCAACAGTTCCAGATGTAAAGTGTCTAGTAACTTGATGACCAAATTTATAATTATCTTGTGCATTTGTATTAATGTATGCTTTATCCGAATTTAGGTCAACGTTTGAAGGAACTAAAGAAGTTCCGACATATCCATGATTGCCATCACTTTGATTACCAATTGTTTCATCGGGTGTATAAACTTTGGCACCTTTACTGTCATTGTTTAAAATGAAATCATTAAAACTTATTATTGACTTCAGTAAATTTGCTGATGTTGCTGTTGAGTAAAGTGACGTTGGTGAAGCCCCTGAAGTTAGAGCCATTTTTTGATATGAAGCATATTTGTCTCTTTCACCCCATGAACGATTTTGAACATACGTACCATCTTCAACACACTGAAATGAAATGTTTCTAATTTCTGAAACAATAGCGTACAGTGACTCCATGAACCCTTTGAAGTTGTACGCGGCAATATAGTCATTCTTTCTTACTTTACCGGATTCACGTGTAACGGTTCTTTCTTTAAGATGCAGCGGGTGTGTAGCATCCAAAATATGACCATCTTCTGGAAAGTTACTGTCAATGGCCTTAACATCTTTCCAGCTTTTTTCCAAAGCATCCAAATTATTAAACAAATTTTCAATTTCTCTTGGTACATTAGTATCTATATATTTGAATGAATAGTAATCTTTGACATTTTTGCCGTAGGCTGTATTAATGGCTGAAATCTTCTCTTTTAATTTTGTCAAATTTGATCTAGCCATTCCGATTAATTGTTCAAAAATATTTTGGAACCTATTAAAAATCGTTTTTGCGTAGATAACTTTTCCAACTATAATGTCTTCATCTTCTGGAATTATAATAGCCATAATAACTATTATTTACCACAAAAAGTATTAGCAATTGATGGTAAATAGTTATTGATTTATGGCAAGTTCATTTCCAACATATTCCGGGTATGTAGATTATCCTATTTCAAAATTATCTCCACTCAATTTCAATGAAAACGCATGGATGGAGTTGGTTGTTGATGATTATGGCAATGGTGATTATGTAAATCGCAAAACTAAAATTATTACGTTTTATGATTTCATAATTTCATCACATCCTATTTTCAATAAGATAGATGATGTCTACAATGACCAAACATACGTAGATGTAAATGAGGACACTAACACCACTTCTTATCGATATGGCAGTGATATTTTCATCAGTGGACAAACGTATTTTGCAAAGAATCCATTTGCATATGACACTTCACCATATCCCAGATTAAGTGACAACCAAACAGTTCAAAAAAGACAATTGGAAAAGTATGTGCATGACAACAGTCTGGAAATAAACACAATAAAGACTGAAGACACCTGCGTTCAATACGGTGAATACGGCTGGTATAAGAGCACATCAGACAGTGATAATCCACGAATAGATGCATTATCATTTGTCAAATTCAAAGAAACATCAAAAGACTTTGAAATTCAGAACAATAAATCTTCATCGATCCCATTGAATCATAGTAAAAATGCAATCAACGTCTACTCAAATTCATTTGTCACAATTGTTGGAAAGATAAAAATGCATTCTTCAATCAACAAAGATCTGGCACAAACACCTTATTATTCTGTTGAAAACAACATCTGGGTTGGAATTTGGAGCAATGGAAATTTGATAGCAATTTCTGAATTGCACAACTACGATGGAAACATAGCGTATTATTCATTTCAATTGCCATTGACTCGTGACACCGACTATTACATTGTTGTTCCTTTTGATGTAGACACAAGCGCATCTAATAGTTCAACAAATTCGTCATCCTATGATATGTTCGAAAACATCGCACCAAACACTGCAGCAATTTTCTATTATTCAGAATCAATGACAAAAGAAGGCGCTGAAAGACCATATACACTTTTTAACTAATTTCTATGAAGTACAACCTTACAAATGATTTATCTGCAACACGTTTTGGATCATATGCTCTTAACGATTATGACCATAATTCAAAAAGAGAAATTGATTACAAAGACTGTTTGTTTTTTGAAGTATCTAGAACATTAGACAAAGACAAAAAGTCTCCAAAAAGAATTGCAGAACTAAAATACATTTATGCTAGAAATTATCGACCTTATGAGTTGTTTGAATATCCGTATTTGAATTTACATTTTAAAGGAAAGCTTTCTGGAGGAAGAGTAGATTCAGTTACGATATTTGCAAATGAAGTTTCAGTTGATAGAATTACATCACATATAATTGAGGTGTCTTCATTTTATGCAGAAATTTCTGGAGAATTTGATTCTCTTTCAGCAACTTCTATCACAGCCGGTCGTAATGATGGAATTCCCGGTGTTTCATCTTATCTTGGAATCATTCATAACTTGCAAGGAAACAACATCTTTTATGACGATGCAAAATTTGGAACCATAACTGTAACTGGAATAGCAAATCTTGTAGCTGCTTCAGCAAAGTGGGCTGACGTAGCAGAATTGTATTATGGCGATGATCACTATGAACCAGGAACACTTGTCAAATTTGGTGGAGTGAATGAATTAACTTTGGCAGATGATTATGCAAATGGATGTATTTCAGAAAAACCTGCAGTTCTAATGAACAATGCAATTAGGAAATACATCAACGCAATTCCATTGTTGCTAACGGGAAAAACTAAGGTAAAGGTAAATGGACCTATTGAGAAATTTGACAGAATAGAACTTTCAGATATTCCAGGCGTAGCAAGAAAATACACTAACAAGCAAAAGCTTGGAATTGCATTAGAGACAAATAGAAATGAAGACACAAAACTCGTTGAGTGCATAATAAAAACGACATTGTAAAGGAAGCAGATTTATGTTTTATAAACGAATATCAGATTTACACCCATTAGGATATACAACAAACAATTGGAATGACGTTCAACCAATGCCAATTCCAGAACCTGGCGTATATCATGATGTAACTACAAGCATTACAACAACAAATGTAAGTGCATGTGGAGATATTCATAAAATTTCTCCAGCAAGTAATACGGGATTGACGAATCTTGATAATGCATTCAATTCTAATGTAAGTGGACGCGTTTGGCATTATACAGATCCAGAAACATATAGCTATAATCATGCTAGATTATCAGAAGGTCAACTTGATCCAGATTCAACTCTTTTGAGTTCGGAATATTATGCAAAATCACTTTGGTTTGAAGTCGCTGTCACAAAAGGAAATAATGAAAAACCAACAAGTGATCCAACACAAATCAAAAAGTATCAAAGTAAACGTGTAAATGCTTTCACTTTGTTCACAAACATTGATGAAATTTCTGCAAAGGAAATCTCTGCAGAATTGCTTTCTGCAAACACAATTGTTTGTAAAGAACTTTCTTCAAACATCATAACATCAAACATCATAAGCACAGACATTATCTCTGGAAACTACGGTGATTTTGATTCTATTTCAACAACATCAATCACTGCTGATGGTATTTCTGCTTTTGTTGGCGTTATTGATAACATTAGCGGTGACAACATCTATTATAAGAATGGACGGTTCAATGACATTGAAGTATCAGGTGTTGCTAACCTTACCGCAGAAGCAGCATATTGGGCAGACATTGCAGAAATCTACACTGCAGACAAAGGATATCTCTATGGTACACTTGTGAAGTTTGGTGGTGAAAAAGAAATCACTATTGCTGATGACAAGGCTAATGCAGTTGTTTCAGAAAAGCCTGCCATTACATTGAACAGTGGAAATAGAGAAGAACATGCAACACCAATCGTTTTGACAGGACGTTCAAAGGTGCGTACAATTCATCCAGTCAAGAAGTTTGACAAAATCTATTTGTCAGAAACGCCGGGTGTTGGATGTGTTTCTTCATACAAGATTTCATCAGCAATTATGCCAATTGGAATTGCTCTTGAAGACAAGCATTGCGATGAAGAAGGCATGGTTGAATGCATTTTACAATTGAATTTTGAATAAGGAATTTGAATATGTACAAAATAAAATTATCACAATTGAGCAAATACTTGAAATCCCAGATGTTGGATGAAAAGAAAAAGAAACGTAAGAAAAAGAAAGTGAAGAAATATAAAGGACCAAGAGCTTTTGCAGCGATTCCTTTAGTTCCACCACCACCTCCACCAAAGAAAGGTCCCGGTCCAATTCCTCCTCCGCCAAGACCACCCGTTCCTGGACCAGGACAAAAGCCTGGACCAACTCCTCCGTCTCCACCACCTCCGGGTCCAGGACCTGCTCCTGCACCAGGTGGTGCGCCTGGTGGTGCTCCAGGACCCGCAATGTAAAAGGAATTAGATTATGTTGACTACAATTTCATTTGACAAATTCATGTCATTAGAAAATGACAGTCTCACAGAAGCATCTGAAAATTTTGATTTCAATGAATTCAAAAAGATGCCTTTGAAAGACATGGCTACTTATTTGACTGACACATGTGATATTCCACTTGGTGGAAGAGGTAGTTCACGTGAAGTCTATTTGTTGAACAAATCAGAATTGAATTTCACTAAAGGTCCAGCTTGCATAAAACTTGTTAGAACTGATGGAGACAGAGATGTGGGTGCAGGTATTGGACAAAATAGAGAAGAGGCTTCTATCATCAAGAAGTTCCAAGGAGCTCATGATTGTTTTCCTCTTCTTTACTATCGTGACGCAAAGAACTATTTCATCATTGTAGAATTGGGCACACCACTTTCTACAGCACCAAAGGGATTTATCAATAGTCAATTAGAACCAATGCGTGACACACTTGAAGACTTCATTGACGAATTTGATTATCCATCACCATACACAAAGAACAAGTTCTCAAAATGGTTCAACAAATTCTCAAATAAACAGAATTTCACAGAATTCATGGTTGCTATCACTACAGTCATGGTGAACGCACAAAATGTTCATAAATACAACAAAGATGAAATTGTTTGGTTCAATGAATTCACGCATTTCCTCAAAGATTCAAATGACCCAATCACCTATTCTATTTATGAAACAATTCATTTCGCAATGCAGAAGGGTGCAAGACAAATTCTTTGGACTGATTTCATTCAACCAGCAAACTGGGCATTTGTTTGTCGCAATGGATATTTCATGTTGATTCCAATTGACTGGGGATTCACATCTAAAGTCGCAAAAGATTTCTATGGATGGGGAAACTCATCTTTAACTGATTGGTAAAATTTGTTGTTTCACTATAGTGCTAGGTCTTATGGCCTAGCATTTTTTGTCATTAGATATTGACAATAGACTTGGTAAGTATAATAACTAAGTATGATGATAAGACTATGAGCGAAGAAAAAATCAAATTTGACAGAGGTTTTTCTGAATTGTATTTCATAATAAGGTTGATGCAAGATTCTGCATTTGCCACTACAATTGTTCCAGAATTTGACAAACGATGGATAAAGTCCAAATTGAATTTGACTGCAGCCAAATTAGTAATGGCTTTTCAATCAAATTACAAAAGAGCAATGACTGTTCCAGAACTCAGCATGATTCTAAAGAGCGTTGCTAACAAAGACAATTCCATTGTAGAAGCTGATTATACTCGATTAATCAAAAACATTTCAGACATCATTCCAGTTATTCACGATGATGTATTGATAGATGCAACAAATGACTTTGTTCGCAGACAGGCAAGTTGGTGTGCAATCATTGACAATGTAAATGACATTGAACAGAATCCTGATGCCACAATTGACAAATGCTTGGAGCGTTTGAACAAGGTCCAGCAATTGACATTAGACAACATTGAAACTGGTTTTGACTATTTCAATGAAGAAGAGTTTGAAGAGCACTATGATGCTATCACAAATCCAGACAAGAAGATTCCTACTGGTTGGCCTGGCATTGATGAGGTCACACACGGTGGTTTCTACAAAGAAGGGCGTTGTCTTTGCTTGGTGGCAGGACAAGCTGGTCTTGGCAAATCATTGTGCTTGAGCAATCTTGCGGTGAACTTCCTAAAGCAGGACAAAGTTGTTGTAGTCATTTCTCTTGAAATGAGTGAGAACATTTACGCTCAACGTTTCGATGCTCATATTTCAAACCTTGACATCAATGACTTAATGAGAAATGGAGATGCTTTGAAATCAAGACTGAAAGCATTCCATCGTCTCCATCCTGACGCTCGTCTTATCATCAAGGAATTTCCACCGCATTCTATTTCATCAAACAACATTGACCAATATATGAAGATATTGGTTGAAATCAAAGGCATCAAACCAGATGTTTTGATTGTTGACTATTTGAACTTGGTGAAAGCAAATCATGTTGACACAAGCGAAAGTTTGTACCTTGAAGGCATGGCTGCATCAGAAGAGTTGCGTGCTTTGAGTTACAAGTATGAGATTCCAGTCATCAGTGCCGTGCAGATCAACACGGCTGGTATGAACAATGAAGATGTTGGTATGCAGCACGTCAGCAATAGTAAAGGCATTGTAATGACCTGTGACTACCTTCACATTCTCACCCAGTCCGAAGAGGACCAGAAGAATGGTGTCATTAGGGCAAAGATTGCAAAGAACCGTTTAGGTGGTGAAGTCGGAAGACGTATTCCATTCAAATTGGATCCAAAGACTTTAGTGCTCACTGACCTTTGTCAAAGTGATGCCACTAATGTTCATGTTTCAGAAAACACTTCACCACACATCTATGAAGATGAAATGCCAGATTTGTTCAGTGAAGACTAATTCGAAACTGAAGAAATGTTTGCAGAAGCTTTCAACTCGACGATTGCATTTCTTATTTCGTCGCTGTTCTTGAATGAATAAGAAACGTTCAATGTCACAATTTGCTCATTGAATTCATCGACTTTTTTAGTTCCACTTACTTGATGAACTGTGATTCTTGGTTCATTGCTGTTCAAATAAGACAAGATGAATGCTTGTGCTTCTGATTGTGACAATCCAACGGTGAACAACATGTCACCAACTTTTTCTCCACGGGTTGGAAACAAAGCATTTCCTCCAACCGGAAGTTTCATAAGATTCTTCAATGATTGAAGAATTGAATTTTCTGGCGTCATCATTTGGATGTCAGTAGAATTGTTTGAAGTGATTGACAAAGTGTCAAATGAAATATCTGACATTTGCGAAATGTCATTGTTCATTTTCTTTGTCTTCTCCTCAGAAGACATTTTGAACTGGAGTTTTTTACTGCTCATATGATTTGTCGTATTCTACTGAATGTTCTTTGTAATCATTCATCTGGGTGTTCTTTTGCAAACTAATTTCACCCAATGTTTGAATTACAATGTTATTTGCTCCACCATCGATATTTACTTTTGAAGTCATAATGCGATATGGACCATTGTCAGTGAGATTGTCAGTCTCATTGCTTTTTATCAAGATGTAGCCAGGTTGTCCAAGTCCAGTTGAATCTATGACGATGTTTGGAGCGCGTAAAATAATGCTGTTTTTCGCAGTCAACACCAATGAATTGTATTCATTGTCTAAATGCACACACGCTGCAAATGATGCTGGAACTCCATTTTCTTCAGTGCCTATGTCTTCTGCCGCTTGTGTGTACATGTTTTCTTGTTCTGCAGTTGTCTCAACTGTGATGTCTACATGATCAGAAAGTATTTTGTCAGTTTGCTCATCAATAGTAGTTTGCTGAGTGATAGTAGATTTGTGGAATTTAGTCAAAACACCAGTTGGAACTATTGTCTCTCCATCGTTTCCTTTGTTGGTGTTTTCATGCGTTTTAATAGCGACATCATCCCACTGTGGAGATTTGACATTTGAAACAGCAAAATAAACTGGACGTTCTACATTTCCACCTTCAAAAAAGCACCAGACAATTGCACCAAGTTCTGGGTACATGTATGTTCCATTTCTTTCTCCACCACCAAGTGATTGTGCTGGTTCTGCCAATGGAAGTGTGTTCACATCGCCATTGTGTTTTTCAAGAATGTCTGGAATTCTAATTCTGCAAAACCCATTGTTCAAGCATTGTAGAACTTGACCTCTATAAAATCCATAGTATTTTGTGACAGGTTTCATGTTTTACTCCGGTTCTTCAACACCCTTTTCAATTGACTTGTTCAACACTTGCATGTCATTTGAAACTTCATTGATTATGCTTTCTGAAGTAGCTTCATTTTCTGATTGTTCAGATTCTGCTTCACTGTCCAAATTGATCCAATATGTCAAGTCACTCCACTTAGTTGCTTTGTCTGCAATCTGACCAAACATATTTGAGTTTTCTGTTTTCATCTTTTGGAGGAAGTGTCTTACAGAAGATGTATAGTTTGCATCATCATAATTGTAGAATGCTTTTCTTCCTGCAGCATTCAACTTTCCAGATTTTGTCCTATACTTCTCGTTTGAAATCAACTCTTTATATCTGGCAATGTTGATTTCCTTGTCCATTCTGTCAGTGTCTGCCCACAAAATGCTTGGGTCTTTTAAAGCAATACCGGCCAAGAAAACCATGTTTGCAAGTTTTGTCAATGTTTGTTTCACCATTTCTTCAATTGCTTCAAGATTTCCGGCCATGATTGAACGAACTAAAGTGATAGCGACAGGAATCAATTTCAATGGACCCTTTGGAGAAAGAAGACCTGCTTTGTCAAGCACATCTACAATCATGTCAATTGCATCCAAAATCAATGCTATAATTATGTTTTGAATATATGGTTTGATTGCATCAACAATCAATTTCAGCAAGTCCTGAATTGCTTTGATGAATGAACTCCAGTTAGAAGTGTGTGTAGACTTTTTCATCAAGACATACAATTCTTCGGAGGTGTATGTTTCTGCAAGCATTTCAACATTTCTAATGATGTCTCTTATGAAATCAATGATGTAGTCTAATGCTTGCAATGCAATGATTCCAACTGGCAAATCAAGACTTTCACCTCTTCTAGATGTTCCCAAGTGAATGTTTGCATCACCAAATGAATAAGAGACTTTGCCATAGAAGTACTCCTGCAATTCATCAACTGCATCCATCAAAGGATCAAATGTGCTAATGATGTTTCCAAGAGTGTCTTTTATGATGGCCAAGAAATCTTCAGCATTAGTCCAGTTGTTCCACATTGGACCAAAAATTCTTGCCTGCAATTCATCATTGGCTGCATAAATGACAACCATCAAATCTTCCAAAGAAACAAATTTTGGCTTTTCAATTGGAGCGTTCTTTGCTTCTTCTAGTTCTTTCTTTTGCTGGTTGATTGCAGTTTCAATACGTCCCTTTTCTGACATGTTTTCTGTTGATCGAAATCTTCGCTTTTGAATAGAAATTCCATCAGTGACATGTTTACCATTTTTGTAATCTACTTTTTCATAACTTCCAACAGAAGCTATGTTTGCAATCAAGCCAATTGCGCCTTTCAATGCATCTCCACTAAGATTTCCAAATTGCTGAATAGCACTTGCAATTGCATTGGTGTCAGCAGTAGCTTCGGCTTTCTTTTGTTTAGCCGTAGTCTTTTTCTTTCTTACTGTCTTTTTTGTCTGTGGATTGTCATTGGTTGGCAATGCAGAAGATTCTGGGATTTCAGTGCTCATAAAATTCTCTATTTGTTTTCACCACTAAGGTATTTCATTCTAACCAGACCAAGTGTTTCAACTGGAATAATACCATTTGAATTTGTATCAATGACTGGTTGCTTGAAATTTGTTACACTATTGATAATTTTCCATCTACCACTTATTAATTTGTTTGCAGAAAAAAATTGTTCTTTTTCTGGTTTTGGGTCTAGAATATCATAGTTTTCCAATGTCATTCTCAAATCTATTTCTTGTCCAGGTGAATGCCACGCCGAGGCCGGAATAGAAACATACAACATTGGTTTACTCCACATTTCAAGCATGTCTTGATAAAATGAATTTTCACCATTAGAAATATAGTGCTTGTTTTCTCTAATGTTGATTGGATAATTTAACAACATTTTTTTGTTGTACGTTTCAGTTTGAACAAATTTTGGATCATCACCTACACCCCAATATCTTGGGTCTTGTTGAGATTCAACATCAAAATCAACCTTTGGTTTCAATTGATAGACTTGTTGCAATCTCATTGGAAGGTCTTCAAAATATCCAATCATTGGATTGAATGCATGACGTCTATAAACAAATGCTAAATTCCTTTGTCTTACAGCAGCATTAGGTCCACCACGCAAATCAAAATCGCCAAATTCCATTTTTAGATCATAGTCTTTATGCGCATAATCAAGAATCTTTCCACTCTTTGGATATGGAATGCTATAAATGCTTGAACTGGGATCAGGATCAAGCATATTCATGCTTGTGAGATATGGACGATTTCTTAGAATACCATTCAACAATGTATATTGGTTTCCAAATGCAAGAAGACATTGCGGAATTTTTGGTTTTGGTTGTGATTCTTTTGACAAAAACTCATACCATCTTGTGTTGTAAAAAGAGTCAATGTATTTGAACAAAGCATTTTCAATAGTTGTTGCGCAATCAGTAGCAAATCGTCTTTTCAAATTTTGTTTGTCAACACCAAACAAATCTGGAATGACCATCTTTCCAACATATTTCAAATCTTCATATTTTCGTAGGATTCTATGAATCATTGAATCAATTTCCATTTCGGTAGAATCCCATTCCAAATTGAAATTGCTAAAATTCAAAAGTTTGTTCAACGCATTTGAACTAAATGTGTCAACCAACTTCAATTTGATTTTTGATTTATATGGATAATTTGTATCATATTTTATGACATCAACAGAATCAATGTTAAATGATTTTTGAAAAACCTTTTCAGAATATTGTTCTATTAATTCTTGATTCCATTCTTTTACTTCTGGAACTTCAAACAATGAGACTGTCACTTTGATTCCATTGTTTTCACTAACTAGATTCAACACTCTATTGTCAACATCAAAGATTGTCACATCCGCTTTCATAGCAAATGAATTCAATTGAGTGTAAAAATTGACTTCATCTACAATAGTGTTTTTGTCCAAACCACCAACTGTATATGGTTTTCCATCACGTAGTCTTATGTCTACACGAGGAATCAAAGGTTGAGGATTGTATTTTTCCTTGCTCATGAATTAGCATTCCTGATGATTTGCAATGCTGATGGCAAAAACATGATATGAAACGGTGCTTTCACTTTGCCGAATGGTGATTGCGTAGCGTAAGGATTAAGCATCATCAAAAACCAATAAAGCGAATCTGTGCCATAGATCTTCTGAGAAATTTGAGGCCAAAACATGTCCGTTGTCACATGAAATGCTCTCAACAAAGATGGATCATCAATGATGATATTGATTCCAGTGTTCAGATTTCCAGTGATTTTTGTGAAATCACTGTTTGAATAGTATGACAATAGATTCTCAAAATCGCCTGGTACTACGTTTTGATTTGTGAGATAATCTTGAATTTCTGAAAGAAGATAAGATGATGGCATAATATTATTTTACACTTTATTGTGTTGATTGTTCTGAAGATTCTTCTGATGGTTCGGCTTCATTTTTAATCGTTTGACCATAATTAGATGAATAACTTTCTGCTTCGTTAAATGAAGAGCTTTGGTTATAAGAAATTGGTATACCCATTTGTTCTTTCATATCTGGAGTAATAATATCATCAGTTTTATTAGAAGATGTGTTTGGAAACTCGTATGGCAACCACAAATCCATAGTATCTGGAAGCAAAGATGTGAAATTCAATTTAACATCATATGCATCTGGTATGCCTCCTCTTATAACGCCTTCTGCTGTCACTGTTGCATCTAAAGTACAAAGATGAAATTCTTTTACGGGTCTTTTATGACTTCCAAATTTTAGATAAACATTGAACAATTTTGGTGGGTACCAACGATTTAGTAAAGATGAAGTAGTTGGTCGTTTTTCAGCCCTAGCTGTTCCAGAAGCAACTAAAGCATCTCTAACAACAAGATTCAAAAATTCTGCATTTTGTGCTGCTGTAATGTTATTATCATTTATTAAAACAATTTCTATATTTAGTGATGGCTTATTTGAAAATGGATTTTCTTTAAATGAAAAATATGGAGAAACTTGTGGGCTCCATCCCAAAAATCCACCCCACGTATCAATAGACGACGCAGCTGCATCAATGATTCCATTGATTCCAGTACCATGCGTAAACCAACCAGCAATTCCTTCATTTAAAAGTGATTGAATAAATTTTGTAAGTGATTGTGTTGGTTTCCATCCTGCACCATTATTGATATGAATTTGTGGTGATGATTTGATAGGAATGTCTTGATAAAAACATTGTATGCTAGCAGTCATTAATGACAAAAGCCCATAAAGACTATCAAATACACTTACTTTCCAATCTGGAACTGTTCCATCATTGGTTGCAAAGTGTTTTCTATCTATAATTAAATTTTTTAGTTTTTCTGCATTTTTTCCACCACTTCCAGCTAACAATGTTTCAGAATGCATAACTGCAACATCAATGCATGGATTCAAAGATTGAAGTTTTGGAACAATGTCAGGATTTACACATTGCGGATAACAATTTACACTTTTAATTTCGCTGCCCATAATTTTGATACTATTTACCATCTAAAACATTATTGGTAAATAGTATACGAATATGGCTTTGCAGAAATTACATGAGTTTTTATCATCTGGTCTTACTTTTCAAAAGCAAGCAATGTTTGAATTTCGTTATCCAACATTGTTTGAAGAAGAAAGTTTTTTAATAGACCAATTGGGATTTCCTAAACTTGATACTACAATTGGATATGCATATGTAGATGGTCTTCAAATTCCAGTTCATTCTACAATTAAACCAGATAACGAAATAACTTTTGCAATGTATGTTGAAGAAGAATTTTTGAAAGATGGCGGAAAATTTGCAAGCACCTTTGCAATGTTGCTGGATGAAGATCATAGAGAAAACTTTAAATGCAATGCAGATGATATCATTAAAGCTTATATATTCCCACTTAAAACACCCAAATATGGTGAAAAACAATCTGATGACTTTGACTGTTTAACACTTTGTAATGCAATTATCAAATCAATCGCATTGAATGGTGGTTTTTCTGCGAACTCTTCAACACTAATAAAATTTGATGTAACTTTGTCATTTTCATATATTCAAAAAAGTAATCGTAAAATGTGTGTATAAAATAGTTAATTGTCATGGCATTTTCAAATCAATTTCAAGCATTTATTAAAGATTCAATTTCACCGTATTCTGATAAGTCAGTTGCGGTTGATCCATATTCATATTTTGAAATTCATTTTGAAGATGTTTCATGTGCCTTTGCTTCTTCACCAAGTGAAGTTGTTGATAAAGACTTGTATAAAATTTTGAAAAAGGATTTTCATCAATTTGTAAAAAATGTAAATGGAGTTGAAGTTAGTGTAAATTCTAAGTCAATAGATTTACCGGGTTCATCATATGCAATTCATCGTTTAATGCCAATGAACAATCCAAACAACATTACGCTTAATATGTTGAATACAAAACTTCCATTTATTGAAGCCGTATTTGTTCCATGGATGAAAGCAAATACAATAGAAAATAGACCACTTCCATTAGTAAAAACAAATATGGCCATAACATTTCCAAGATTGATAAAACCAATTGTATATTGGTATTATGGTGTTAGACCAATTGAATGTGGATTGCATAAAATGTCTAATGAACCAAATAGCGAATTTTACAGAAAGGTAACTTTGGATTTTGATTATTTTTGGATAAATGATTCAGCGGCTGCTGTACCAACAAAGACGACAAATCAAGAACCAACACAACAAGAGCCAGCACCGGCTGAAACTACATAAGGGATTTGATTATGAATAAACAATATATACAATTTGAAGAACTAAAACGATACATTTTAAAAGAAGCAGAAGGTGATAAAATTTATTGGAATGGCGGCGTCTTTTGGTCTTTGATTTTTAGTAAAGTCAATAAACGTTCACCATTTGATGACTTTGATGATCTATTTGACAGTAACCAGAATGTCATTGAAAAGCGCAAAAGAACAAAGGAAAAACCAAGTAATAATGATTTTGAAGCCCGCATGGCTGAAGTTGAAAGATTAGTTCATGATCTTCAAAACAAGAATGCAGAACGAAATAAAAAAGAACAAGAAGAAAAAGGAAAAAAGAAGGGTGTTTTTAGATATTACTACGCTGTACGTAAAGATGATAAAAAGACATTAGAAACTTCAAAAACAGAATTGGGCAAAAGTGGATTGTTAAAAACAGTTTTAGAAAAACTAAAAGCTGGCGTCATGGTTGAAGATGCTGACATAAATAAAGAACCTGAACAAATTAAGGAATTCTACCAGTATAAAGATTTGTATGATCTTTACTATATGTCAGTTCCTTTTGTGCTAAATACTGAAGGGCTTGAAGATGAAGAAGTTGAAAAGAAAATGCGTGAAATCATTTCCGGCATTGAGGAAATTATTTCTAATTTTATGAAATCAAAAAAGAAATATGTTCAAGTTCAAATGAAATCAAGCAGTACAAAAGCTGCAAGTTCATTTGCAGAAGCAACAAGATGGATTAGACAAATGGTTGAAAATCCTTCGCAATTCAATGGATATAATGAATTTCTTGGTGCTGTTGCACAAATGTATCATATGTCAATTACAGATTTCTTAAAGAGATATGGAACACATGGCGATTTGTTTAGTGCATTGATTGGTAAAGGTGCAATGGAACTTACAAAGGCAATTAAAAATTGGAATAAAAACCGCAAAGAAAGAAGTGCATCTGGCACCACTTCTCCATCAGGCACTACGACACCATCTGGTACTACATCTCCATCTGGAACAACTACATAATTCAATTTAACAAATGACCGTATAATATATCTATTATGGAACAAATTAAATCACAAACTATAAAACAAGATACACCCAATGACATTGTATCATTGTTTAAAGATGAATTTACTTCTACTGTCATTCCAGTTTATGTAAAATCTCTTGACACAGAATTGAATTTTAGAGAAGTGACGGTTGGCGAATACAAGAAGTTTGCCAAAATCGCAATTGACAACTCTGACAAACCTGCTACAATTTACAGGGCCATGTCTGCATTGATTGAAAATGTCATGCTTTCTAAAGTAGATTTTGGCGCATTGACAGAATTGGATAGAATTCATATTCTTTTCAATTTGTCACAAACAATGATTTTAGATCAGCAACATAAAGTCACTTGTCCATCATGTGGAAATTCATATATTTTACAGCCCGATTTCAAGAAAATCAATGATGGATTTGACGCACTTGATTTAACTGATAAAGTTTATACAATTGAAGATGCAAATCGTCTTTACATTTTCACAGTGAATTTTCCAACTATTAGAAGGATGATGGAAACGCTTGATTATTTCCAAAAACATAATCATGGCAAAATTACAGATAGTGATACAACCGTGAATGCAAATACATTTGGTATTGCAATGATGTATATTCATGCTTACATTAAGTCTATCACTATTGAACGTAAGCAACCTGGAAAGAAAAATGCTACTATCACGGCGAATTTCAATTCTTTGCCAGTTGATAAGATTGAAGAAATCGTTGAGCTTATTCCTCAGTCAATTTTCAATTCTTCTTCTGAAACCAGTTTGGTTTCAAAGATCAATGCTGATTTCATTAGCAAGGCAAACTCAGTATTCCAAAAGGAGAAATGCCCATCATGCGGTGCTGAATTCCAAGGTATCGTTGGGAGCATTTCGGATTTTTTATTTTCATAGAACAGCATAGCAAATACTTTTATCGCTATGCTTTGAATGCTGAGCATCTTTTGTTCAAGCGATTCAAAATGGATCCTATAGATTTTGAATCAAGATTCACTGTGTTTGATTTTACATTTTTCATCAATCGTCTTATAGAAGAGTTGAATGAGGAAGCCGAGCAAAAAGAAAAACAGGGCGATGACAAATTGATAAAGATATTGAGAGTGTTGAAGCATACATTGAATCAATACGATTTGTAAAAAGAGGAGAAACATATGTGGTTTTTCATAGCATCTACTAGTTTTTTGCTTTCACTATGGTGTTTCATTTATGTTGTTGGAACTATGACAAGTGTTGAAAGACCATCATTCTTTCTAAAGTGCTATGTTGAGTTAATCGCAATAGCAACATTTGTATTGTTTGGATTTTCAATAGTAGCATTGTGGAAATTTATTTTAGATATTGTAAAATTGTTTGTATAATATATTTGGAGTGAAATTGATTTTGCATGTACCAGCGGTTTGGGCATGTTGGTCAAAAGTAGTTCCAGTTACCGAAAGGAATAAATATGAGAACTATTATTGGCGATGCACTTGCAGCCATGGAATTCTGGGCAAATCCCCCAGCGAAATTTGTCACACAATATCAGACGTCTGGATTGAAGTTTTTCAACCGACCACACGATTTGTGCGCTATCGTTGACAAGGAAACTGGCAAGGTAAAAGGTTGCGTTATCACAACAGTTTACACACCATTTTCTAAAGACGATATCGAAGTCAAGACAAAGGTTGATGACAAGGGTGCACGTCTCACACTGGCTCTCCACAAGAGTGAAAAGAGTGAATACACTACTGACAAACTTGATGTTGATCTTGAAAAGAACAGCGTCATTTGTGATTACTGTGGAATCTCTAAGAAGAACCTTTACTATGAATTCGCTATCAATACAAGCGTATTTAACATCAAGGGAATCACAGTGAAGGCTGAAGATGGTATTCTTTCCATCATCATTCCAGTGATTGAATCACCAACAAATGAAACGGTGATTCCAGTCAAGTAAACAAAAGCCATATTTGACTTTCAAGCGTAGAAGAAATTCTACGCTTTTTGTTTTTATTGGTGTGTGGTAAATAGTAATACTTATGAAAAAATGTATTTTTGTTTTGTTAGCTATTGTTTCAAAAATAGTTTTAGCATCACCAATTTTAATTGGTCCAGGTGTTTATTCAATAAATAATTTAAAGGGTGATGTTATACTTAATCAAGGTATTGGAATAGAAATTCAAACAAATAATAATACATTGACTTTATCTATAAATACAAATTCAATAATTATAGACACAAATTCTTTTATTCAAAAATGGCCAAGTCTTTATGAACTCTCACCGGGTTTGAATAGAGGAGAATATAATAGAAATTTTTGGGGCATAGATGATATTCAAGATGGAACTTCATATGTTACATTGCGAGCTTATGATTTTCCACTATTTTTACATGGTAATGGATTTGTTAATATTTGCGCATTAGCTAATGACGGTGAAAATGAATTTGATTCTGGCTTTATAAATATTGGTGGTGTTTGGGGTGCTGGAGCTAATGTTCCAAAAGAAGAAGTTCGAATTAATTCATCAAAAACCGGACTATACGGTCCTTTAATTGAAATTCAAAAAAATATTTTTGGAAATGGCACAACAAATTTAGAAAATGCAACTATTTTAAGATTTAATGGACAAGAAATTACAAAATGGGCTGATATTGAAAACTATATCAATAAAAGTGGAAGCGGATTTCCATTAACCAATGATGTTAATTTCGCAAATTTTGGTGCATCGAATATCAATTATCTTGCTTTAAACAATATAAATCCATTAGAAGAATATCCAACAAATTCATTGTATCTTAACAATGATGGAAAATTGATGTTTAGTGGCATTGGTATTAATACAAATGAAGGTTCTGGAACTGTAAAAGAATTATGGGGACCAGTTTCATTTACAAATCAAGATACATTTGTTTCAGCAACAAATGTTGAACGAATTGGATTATCAACCGTTTCAAATGCGAATATGGTCATTCAATTCGATCCAGAAACTGGAACTTATGAATTCAAAGCTATTGCTGGTATTCCTGGACCACCAGGAGCTGATGGTATAGGTAATGTAGAATGGGCTGGAACATTTTATAGTGGCATGTTGATTACCAATGAAAATACATGGGTTTCATGGAATGGTTCTATTTGGACTTGTTCAACATCTTCACTTCCAATTTTTGAACCCCCAACAAATACTTCATCTTTTTGGAAACTTGTAGTTTCCAAAGGCGCCGATGGTAAAAGTGGTAAAGATGGAAAAGATGGACTTGGGTTAGAACTTACAACTTGGTCTACAAACTTAGATTATATTAGTCCAGATATGTTATTAAGTTATGCTGGTTATCTATTGGTGATTACAAATGATACAACGATTCAAAATCCTGGTCAACCAGTAGTCAATGGATCTGTACAAAAACAATATAAAGCATTGGTTTGGCCCGGAGCAAATGGTGCATTGGCAGATGTTTATACAAATGCCATGTTTATTATTGATTTTAATCCATTAGATGCAGTTCCAGCCCATAGTTTGGTTGTTTATAATGGTTATTTATGGTATGCAAAACAAGATTACAATCCAACAAATGGAACTGCAATTCCACCATCAGAAGGCCCAAATTGGACAGTAATTGGAAAACAAGGCCCAAGAGGCCCACAAGGTGCAAATGGCATTGGGAATTTACAATATGTTGGTGCATGGGATCCACTTAGAACAAACTCATTAAATGATATTGTTAGATGGACAAGACCGGATGGAAGAATAAATTGGTATAGAGCCACAAAGGATAATTTTGTTTCTGGAAATAATCCTTATGCAAATACAAATTTTTGGGATCTTGAAATTTCATCTGGTACTGATGCAAATGTATTGAATTGGAAAATTGTTGATGGTACTTATGATCCATCAATTGGCCATTCAAATGAATTATATCGAGCACCAAATGGAATTGTTTATTATACTATTGGTGAAGTTTTACCTGGTGAAATTTATGGTCCTGGTGCCACACAAGGTAATAATTGGGATATTTTTGTTCGGGATGGAACAACATTAACAGGAATTACAAATGGAACAACAATCTTGGTTTGGCGTGGAATTTGGAATACATCTGAAACATATAACCCTGGTGATTTAGTTACGTATGACAATAATGGAAGTCATGGATTATATGTTAATAAATTATCATGTAATTCTATAAATCCACTATATCAAGATTATTGGAACCCAATAGCAACTGGAATTCAAGGACCAAGAGGTCCTCAAGGTGTAAAAGGTGAAGATGGTGCAGTATCATATGTTACAAATATAACAACATACACTTATACAAATTGTTCATTTATAACAAATATTACATATATCACGAATGATACTAAAACTGCAATTTTCAACGCAAATAGCGGTGATTTAATTCATTCTGTAAGATTTTCAACAGATGATTTTATTTATGGAAATGGAATGTTTTCATTAACTGATTCGGCTTTAGGTGTAAAAACGTTAAATGGATTACGTGGAAATTTGAATATTGTTGGCTCAAACAATACTTCTGTTTCAAAGACTTCTGGAAATATTATTATTTCATCTACTATTCCAATTGGGCTGAATAGTGGTACCAATTCATTTATTGGATCAACAACTAATGTATCAAAATTGTTGTTTAATAGTGATTCTGGTTTTAGATTTGTTACAAATGAAACGGATGATATTGTTGTTTCACTTGGTTCATCATGGACAACATTATATGATGACAATCTAAATACGAATTCTCCATCTGGTGAAGAACCTTTGCGGATTACAACTCATACAAATGACAATAAAGTGTTGTGGGCCAATGATACAAAAATAGTTATAACCAATAGTGGTATAATTACAACAAATAGTATAAAAACTATTTCAATTGGAACGTCTGGTGAAAAAGGAGAACCAGGCGAACAGGGTCCCGTTGGTCCAGCCGGCACAAATGCTGTAATGATCATAGGTGATGTCGTAAATGTTAATCCAATTAGTAGTAATGAATTTGGTCAGGCATTTGTTATCATTACAAATGAACCAAATAATGTTTATTCATTATATTTTGGAATTCCAAGTGGGTTAAAAGGTGAAACTGGATCTAAAGGTGACAAAGGTGATAATGGTGCTATTTTAGTTCCAAAAGGAATGTATGATTCAACAAATAGATATTATCTAAATGAAATGGTTAGATATGGTAACGCTGAATATTATGTAACTAATGATAACAATGGGCAAGGTATTTTAGGTATTATTCCAAATGAGGTTGGAAATACAAATTGGTTTATGTTTGTTCAAGATGGTGAAGGAATAGCAGTAAATGCAACAACGTTATTTACATTTGATTTTCAAAATGAACCAATTTATTATGCAACAAATCTTTTGATTGATACAAATGCTTTAAATGTCGTTCAAACAAATATAAATACAAATACTTATCAAATGCTAACGTCAATTAATTCTGGAAGTAGTGGAAATTTCAATAATAGAATTGTTACTGAAACAACAAACTATGTATCAACTGATGATTATCTACTTTGGATGAATGGCACAACAAATCAAATTTTAATATTGACAACTTTAACAAATGATTTCAAATCAATCATCGTTAGAAATTTGAGTAATATATATAATACTGAGATTCAATTTCCGGAAACAAATTCAATACCAATTACTTTATTTGGCCCTGGTGATTGGGTTTCAATAGATTATGTAAATGGATTTGGCTGGTATGCAAGATAATATGAAAACAATTACATTTGAAAATTTGAAAAATCATCTTTTTGGGTGGAACATGCCAGCCATTGATCAAGTTTACGGCAAATGTAAACCGGTGGCATTATTAAATGCCTGAATCCCCAGGCTCGCCTCTTGGGCACTGAATAAAATTTGCTTTTATCCAGTCTTTGTGTTCCAAAAGCCATTCGTTTGTAATTTCTTTTGGAATCATAACTTCTTCAGGATTGGTATCTTCCACCGTTCCTGTGCTACCCTCATCTGGGTTTCTAGGAACAATGTTTATCGTTTGTGCAAATGCAAATGTTGAAACTAAAATATCACTCAACAATATACTAATCAATGTCTTTTTCATAGTTAATATAATTATACTGTGGTAAATAGTAGAATATGAAACCGATTAATTTCAGTAAATTAAAATCCTTGTTGGAAGCAGAAGAGAATTTTGAAGACACAGCCGTTGAAGCAATTGAAAATGAACTAACCATTTTCCCTGACATTACATTCTCAAAAAGAAAAGTGACAGATGATCATATCATTGTTGTCGTGAATGCAAACGACCCAGAGAAAGCAAGAAAGGACTTGTGCTCATACAAGTTTTCTCATGTCACCGGTCTTATCATTGAGCCAATCAGAAGGTCAAAAGGCAACGGTTGGCAACTTGCCGTATATGATGAAGATGGTGATCCATTTGACAGAGACGTGATTATTCAAGTCCGCAGAGGCGGACAGTTCAATGCTGGAGTTGGAAATGAAATCAACTTTGCCAACATTCTCCAAAACGTGAACACAGATACCATTGTTTTCAAAGACAAGAATGGAAAGAAATTGGTTTTGAAGAACGTTGAATCAGTTAGAAATTGCAGCAAGGATCCAGGCTCCCGTACTGGCAACAGAGCTGATACTGAAATCATTGCTGATGGAAAACCATTTAGAATCTCCTTGAAGAAAGATTCTGCTTATAAAGTTGCTGGATTGATAAAGAAGTTTTCCAAAGAGTCTTACAGAATTGGCAAGATTGTGAGACAGTTCTTTAATGACAATGAAATGCCATTCGAGAAAACTCCATACATCACCATTCCAATCACGAACCCAGAATTATATCGCTGGTGTGTTTTTGGAAATGACATGCAGAAAAATGGAGCAGTCATTCAAAGTACAATTTCAAAAGATGATGTTGTTGAACAAGATGACAAAACCATCATTTACGTTGATCAAATTGTCACACCAGACGAGAGTGATGAAACCCTTATGAGAAAGTTTCCAGTTTACATGCTTCTTGCCATCAACAAGCGTGGTGGAGTTGAAGTCCGGTCTGCTGTCATTGGCGCATTTGGCAGAAGATACTACAGAGATGATTTGAAGATTGCTGGAGTTAACGAGAGTCAAAGTGAAAAGAAGAAAATGCGATTGGGTATTTTCTACGGCTATAGCATCTATGATGATTACAATGAAGCCGACGACATTTTCTACACCAAATACACCATCAGTGATTACGGCTTGAAGGGTATGGCCTATATTGGTATTATATCAACAACCGATGACGAGATTGTCTTCAAAGATTTGAAGTACAATGAAGAAACTGATTGTTATGAGCCTGTTGAACATATTCAAACTGTTCACATCAAGAGCAAAGAACCTTGCAAAAGCAGAAAACGCAAAGGTGGATTTGGTATGGAAGAAATTGGGTAAATAATAAAAGAGAATTTACGATATGAAGAACGAAAAAATCAATCATTTAATTTCAGAAGCTTTAGAAGAATTCAAAATTCCAAATTCAGAATGGAAAAAGATCTTTCAATATGTAGAACGTGGTTCTGACTTCAAGAAAGTTGGTGCTGCATGTCAAAGAAATCTTGAAAAGATGAAATGTCGTTATCTCATTCTCAAGGCATTGGGAATGGATCGCGCTGCTTATGATTTCAAAGAAGGCGCTAACATGAGATGGAGTCTTGAAGATGAATTGGACAAACTTCCACTTCCAGAAGTTCCACAACAGTATCAAGACAAAACTACATCTGTTGACAATTATGACAAACAGACCGAAGAATTCAGAAAACGCAGCATGGCTGGTCCTTTGAAAGAACTTGCTCAGATGGGAATTCAGTTCGTTCAACTTTATCCAAATGGCAGAAGCAGCAGAAAGCGTGATGTAGAAATTGCTAATGAAGTCATGAATGGAAAGATTCCAACATGGAGCCCAGCAAGCACTGGATTGGAATGGAGAAATGGACGTAGATGGGACGTCAACCAATCAATTATTATGTTAAATGGACATACCAAAGACGGGTATAAGTGGTTCAAATATACAGATCACACCGATGAAGGTGGTGGCTCTTATGGTTATGACATTGGTGGTCCAAATGATGGATGGGTCGGTGGAAGTGAAGTGTCAGTTGCTTGGTGCCGCAAATGGATTAAAGACAATATCATAAAGGATGATGTAAAGGAAAGTATGAACAAAGAAATTTCATTTAATCAATTGAAGAAATTGGTAAAAGAATCATTTGAAATCAATGAGGCTGCTGAGAAATTCTATATTGTTGCCGAACGTGACAATCCACAACTTGGCACATATCTTAGTGATGTTTACATTGGCAAAAAGCGCATCAACAAGAATTCACTTTCATGCTCTTTCAATTATTATGGAAGTTCAAAGACATTGAAGTTCACACTTGGTGTAAGTCGTGACAATTATGCAAAACACAGTTGCATTAGTGGTGACAACAGCATTTATGGTTCAATGAGTTATTTTGGATTTGATACTGCAGAAGATGCTAAAAACTATATTGAATCTAAGTGGTCATCACATTATAACTTTAACAAATGCATGAAGAAGTTGAATGCTGATGAATTAACAGAATCATTTGTCAATGAAGCGCAATCTCCTATTGAACGTCTTGGATGGGCAATCATCAATGAAATCAATGAAGACAACTTCATTCATGAGATGAGATTCAAAGACACAAACGTAGAAGATGTTGATACGGAAAAGAATTCAGCAACATTGTTCTGGATGACTCAAGAAGGTTTTGATGGATATGATTTCAATCAATTTATGAAGGAAGTCAGAAGAGCAGCTTTGGCAGTTTCTCCTCGTGCCAAAAAGTACAAGATTTCTGAGCCAGTCACATTCAAAGTTTTGGCAGTTTGCCGCGATGGAAAATGGGCCGGATACGGAACAAGAAAAATTACAGTTGGGTAATTTGGAAGTATCTAATACGTACCGATAAAAAGAGCCGGATTTTCATCCGGCTCTTGTTGTTTTAGAATACTAAATCAAAGAAATAATGAGTGTCAAATTCAGAAATGTAAATGAATCCAATTCTATGATATTCACTCATTCCACAAACAACTTCTCCCAAGTCATCTAATTTGTCTTTAGACTTTTTCAACCAGTTCATCAATTTCTTTGGAAGTTCTCTATTTCCAGTTTGCAAACATGGAATGGCTTTCTTTACATCAAACAAATCACACTGATACAAAAAACTCGCCATTTCAGTTGCATCCCACATTTCATCTACATCAACGGTGTTTTTGCAATCACCGAAATAAGCCCAGACTCTTGGGTCAAATCCTTTATGCCAAACTGCTTCAGGATCAACATTAGCTTCAGGTGGAATAATGTCTTCCCAGTTTTGACTTTCAGTCAGGACTTTTTTCAATTGATTGAATGTGATGTTTTTCATATTTTACATATTTACCATGAAAGAAAGATGCCACATCTTTAGTGTGGCATCTGAATTTCATAAAATTATTTTGAAAATTTGTTAAAAATTATCAATCTCAACTTTTCTAAAAAGTAAATAAATTATGTAAACAAAATGAGTAAACAATCTTCCAGATTTGAATGTTCTGATGAAAAACGCAGGAAAATAAAGACTACAAAGACAATGACTTCTCTTCGTAGACAAAATCAAATCTGTAAAGTATATGAATGTAAGATTGTTTCAAAACGTCTGAATAAAAAGCAAAAAGAAGAACTTGAAATGATGTTTGTTGAAAGTAAGTGGTTTTATAATCATATTCTTTCAATGAAAAAGAATGGTCAGAAATTAAGAGACATCAATTCAACTGATGTTAAAATTGTCAAACATTTTGACAAAGACAAAAATGAAATCAAAACAGAACTTTCTCATATCAGTTCTCAACAAAAACAAGCCATCATTTCAAGAATGATTTCAAATGAGAAAACTATTGCTTCATTAATAAAAAATAAATTTCAGAATCATGGACAGTTGCAATTTAAGTCAGAAATTAATTGTGTTCCATTGAAACAATATGGAAATACATACTCATTCAAATCGGCAAATAAAGTTCGTATTGCTGGAATTTCTGGAAAATTATTGGTTAAAACTGGTGGACAACTTGAAAATGCTGATGAATTGGCAAATGCAAATCTCATTAAAAAGCCAGATGGTTATTATCTAAAAATCACAACATTCATAAATAAAGAAAATTTTAATGAAAAGAAACCAACAAAAGGTGAAATTGGTGTTGATTTTGGAATTAAAAACAATATCATAACATCAGAAGGTGAGAAAATTGATATTTCTGTTGAAGAAAGTGATCGACTTAAAAAACTTCAAAAAGAACTTTTTAGAAGGGTCAAAGGATCAAACAATAGAAACAAAACAATTAATCTCATTAAAAGAGAATATCAAAAACTCTTAAACAAAAAACAAGACAAAGCAAATAAACTAATAAGCAAGTTGAAATGTTATTCATCTATTGTTATTCAAGATGAACAAATTGCAAACTGGCATAAGGGTTGGTTTGGAAAACAAATTCAACATAGTTGTATGGGATTGGTAAAAGCAAAATTGAAATCACTTCCGCAAACTGTTGTTCTTGATAAATTCATCCCAACCACAAAATGGTGTCCAATTTGTCATAAAAAGAATAATGTATCTCTTGATGATAGAATTTATTTCTGTTCTTGTGGTTATTCAGAAGACAGAGATGTTCATTCAGCAAAGAACATGCTTACTATCAAAAATCTTGTTTTTGAAAAACATAATTTTGTACCGACGGAACATCGGGAAATTACGCTCACGGAGTTCATGGCCTCTATTGATGATAAATCAACAAGTCCAAACGATGAAGTGAGAAGATGCAAGGTCTTTAGCCTGGCATAGAGTTCACCATGTTCCATATTCCATTTCATCTTCAAAAGAATAACCAGATTCACCTACACCAAGAAAGACAAATGGCATTGGCTCATCAATGTCTTGACTTCTTTGAATTGTGATTTCATCATCATTTGAATTCCACCATGCCAAGTAAACTTCCTTTGAGTTTCCGAATTCAAGTTCTTCCCTCAATTTGTCTTTTTGTAATTGATCAATGATATGATATCCAAGACGTTCCGTGTCAATCAAACTAGTAATTACCTCAGTTCCAAGACTTGTCTTTTGTGTTCCAAATATGACAAATCTAGATTGCTTTTCAACTACATCTTTCTTCAACAAATACAAAGCCCAAACCAATGCCATAGTGTAATCATCATGTTCACCTTTGATTGCGGCATAAGATGGATTAGATTTTGAAGAAGTTCTTGAGAAAACTTCCATTTGGTTGATCAATGTCTCATCAGCAAATGACACATTCTTGTAGACGTTGAAGAATTCTTTTGCCCACAAGCAAGCATTCATCTTGTTCTTTTGAGTTGAGTGAATTCCTGGAACCTTTTCGTCAAATGAGAGAATGTCATTGTATTTGAAGTGGTTTGTCAGAATGCTGATATAGCCAGCACCTACGCCGTTTGCTTCACATAAGAACAATGGGCAGTTGTAAGCATTCAGCAGACGGGCAGACAGAGAAGCAAACTCAGCAATTGAGATATTTGCATTTGCAAAACTCAAAGCCAATTTGATATTGTTCATTTCTGTCACATCAAGAATCAACAACACTGAACTGTCACCGCCAATGCCTTCAGCAATGTCAGATGCTGCAACATAAGTATGTCCTAGCTTTGGACGTTCCCAAACTTTTACATTCCAAGTGTTGTTTTCATCCGATGAAGTGATGTTCACACTTACTTCCGGTTCTCTTTTCTTTGTCTTTCTAATTGATTCAATTACGTTATTTGCAAACAGACGAATTGCACCAGTTCTACTAAAGTCATTTCCAAATTCTTGGTTGAATCTTTCTTGACCAATTGTCTTAATCTGGTTTTCTTTCCATTCTTCGTCACGGCCAGGAACGTCCCACCAGTCCATTCTGAATCTCTGCCAAGCATTGATGTCGTTTGGATCAGATTCACCCGCAAGTTTCCAAGTGTGATAAAAGAGGTTTTTGTCGGATGCGCCATTTGGGGTTGAAACGAAAATGACCTTTGACTTTTTGTCTCTTGAAATTACAGGATAGACAGATGCCATGAAATCATCTGCGATGTTGTCCGGAATGAATGCGCATTCGTCAACAATGA